TATTTACAGCATCAAAATGAAATAAAGCCTTGTAAGCCTTTTTCTGTCTTAGGGGTTATCTGACTATAGGTAACCCCTAAAAACCGCTTGTAAGCCTTTTTAATCAATTCTAAGGGGTGTTTACATGGATACCGATCTTATAGAAAACGAATTGCACAAAATCCTTAACTTAACTTTTGAAGCTGCTAGCGATTCTGAAAACACAGCTAGCATCATTGTCGGTATCAGTTTTATTGCTTATAAACTATTAGATAAATTGCAAAAAGATAAGATAATCGATTAGCGGCCTTCTAAGGCCTTGTAAGGGTTAGCTGGTATCTTTGCTGGTCTAACCCTATTTTTTCGCCTTGTGGCGCGTTTTAATGCGTTTTAGAGGCATCCCTGACATGGAGGAAGTATGTCACCCGTCAAGAAGTTCGCCCTAGTAGAAAAAATTTCCCCGCGCGCGCCTGACCAGCGCGTTGCAGACAAACCAACATCAATCCTTGACCAGCGGTTCAAGTACCGGAGTTCTGCCGAAACCGATCTTCGAGCCAGGTTCAAAGCCCTGGGATTCAAAACCCCAAAACCCAAGAAACCCAAGTTTGGAGAGTAACCTGCTTAAATTTTAAGCACCCTAATATATGTTTTTATATGGGAGAAAAAATATAAAGATAGACGATAGTAATACGAATGTATTACTAAGGAACTAATAATACAGTGGTACTAATACAGTACCAAACTATATCTATATAACCAAGAATCGTGCCAGCTAAGTTATTAACAGGTTATCCTCAGACTTATCCACAGGCTATGACATAGAAGTTCTTGATAGAAAATTCTCATTGTAAATTTATTGAGGGTGTTGTAAGTTTCGGTTGTGCAATTTCGCACAGACTGTAAAGTTAATTTACAGGGATTAGAAAGTTAAAAAGGGGATTAGATATGACCATCACAAAAGGCACTTGGCGTTTTCAAGATAACACTCGTTATGGAACACCTTGGAAAACCAATCCTTACTCTATTACCTGCCGTAAGGCGGGTGTTCACGGCAGTACGATTGCCAACATTCCAAACCGCAAGACAATTCCAGATGAGGAAAAAAGAGCCAACGCGCTTCTGATTGCTGCTGCGCCCGATCTGTTGGAAGCCTTGATGACCATGCCGCAGGGCCTTGTCTGGTCTGACGATGAGTTGTGGGCATGGCATGAGATAGACAAAGCTACTGGAGGCGCAGCATGACCTACTTAAAAGACATAAAACTTTGCGTAGAGTGCAAGTTCTACGGCAACCATGTAGGCCAGCGTGATCGTTGTGTTCACCCTGCGCTCACCACCACTAGCCTGGTCACAGGCGCGGAAGATTACCCCTACTGCTTTGCTCAACGACAGTCCATGCTAGACGCTCACTGCGGTGCTGTAGGCCGTTATTGGGTGCTGCATGAGGAGTCTGCTGCTGAACGTGAAAAGAAGCGGCAGGAGTTCGAGGAAGCTATGCGTGACGCGCCATTCTGAGGTGATGCCATGAACAGAGATGACATTATCCGCATGGCGCGGGAGGCTGGCATCGGTTGGCTTGAAAGAGCTGAAGGCATATCAGAATTTCTTGAACGCTTTGCCAACCTAGTCGCAGCAGCGGAGCGAGAGAGGATTCGTTGGGACAGCATCCATTCCTGCCATCCAGAATGCGACAAGCCTGTATGCGTAGCTATGCGTAAGGCTGTGGCAGAAGAACGGGAATCCTGTGCCAAGTTGCTGGATGACCTGGCAGCTAAAGACAAGCTATCCAACTATTACAAAGTAGCTGCACTACTGATCCGCGAAAGGGGTGCGCCATGAAGAAGCTAATTTTCTGGCTTTTGCTAGCAAACCCGATTTTTTCCTACGCCGACGAATGGATGGAAACCGTCAACGAAGCTGGCGGCAAGATTCTGTTTCTGTCCACACTCTGCACAGGTAGCACCACAGGCCGGATGGTGATTGCCACTATGCGGGATGGCGGCACAGTCCACGGTTGCTGGTGGTTTTTTGCTGACATGGTTCACGTTGTCTGGGAGGGCAAAAGCGGCAGAACCTCTGCCTACGATCCCAAAACCCTTACCTATAGGAAAACACCATGAACCAGGAAATAGCACAACTAGGCTGGCCTCTGACCTGTGAAATAGCCTGTCGAGCCATGTTGCTCAACATCACTTTCGATCAAGCTGTACAGATAGCTATCCGTCAATACTTAGAAGTTACTAAAGGGGAAAACAATGACAAGTCCTAATCAAGAAGATTTTGCGCCTGAAGTCCGAGCCGGTGCATGGTGGTCTGGAGATAGCCGCAAGGCCGCTAACGGACGCGCTAGTGACGTAATCCTGGAGAAGCTAGGTAAGAAGGAGATACCCGATCTGTCAGGTATAGAAGCAGTCCAGATGGGTAAGGTGATGGAGCCCACCATTGCCCGACTGTTTCAGGAAAAGCACCGTATCGAACTGAAGGATGCTGACTATGCAATGTCACATAAAGATGAGCCGTGGCTACGCTCTCACTTTGATTACATCAGTGCAGATGGACGAACGCTCGTTGAATGCAAGAATTACAACGCTGGCGTTATGTCTAAGTTCGACGAAGACGCAAACCTGGTTCCTGCTGCTGATCTGGCGCAACTCATCCATGAAGCTGCCGTACATAACGTGGAGTCGATATACCTTGCAGTCCTGTTTGGTGGGCAAGCATTCCGCACCTATCATTTCACGATCACAGAAGGGATGAAGGAAGACCTGATTAAGCAGATGGCGAAGTATTGGGGCTATGTCGCAACCCAAACCATGCCAGAGCCTGACAGTCTGGAGTCGTGCAAGATCATTTACCCCAACGACAACGCTGAATCTATCACCGCAACACAAACGGTAGAACGCGCTATCGCTGTGCTGAACGAGTACAAGCAGAAGATCAAGCACCTAGAGAATGAGTCGGAAAGCATAGAGTTAGCTATCCGTTCGTTCATGGGTATGAATGCCAACCTAATCACCTTAGACGGCAAGACGCTAGCAACTTGGAAGAGTGCCAAGTCCAGCATGAAGTTTGATGCAAAGCTATTCCAACTAGCTATGCCGGATGTTTACAACAAGTTTGTAGTTGAAACCCCAGGCAGTCGCCGATTCCTTTTGAAATAGGAGATGAGAGATGAGTAACTTAGTACCAGTCCAAGACATAGAACGCATGGCATTAGCAGTCGCTAAGTCGGGTCTATTCGGAGTCAAGACCGCTGATGAAGCTATGGCATTGATGCTGATAGCCCAAGCAGAAGGCCAACACCCTGCGATAGCTGCGCGTGACTATCACATTATCCAAGGCCGACCAGCATTAAAAGCAGACGCAATGCTGGCACGTTTCCAGGCTGCTGGTGGCAAAGTCGAATGGAAGGACTACACAGATGAGAGAGTCGTTGGCATTTTCAGTCATCCTGCTGGTGGTAGCATCACTGTTACTTGGACGCTTGATCAAGCAAAGCATATTGGTCTGGTCAAGCCTAGTAGCGGATGGCATAAGTATCCAAGGGCGATGCTTAGAAGCAGATGTATTTCGGAAGGCATACGCGCAGTTTATCCAGGCTGTGTCGTTGGAACCTACTCAGTCGAGGAAGTCCAAGACTTTGACGATAAACCAGCGAAGGCTAGTTCTCCTGAAGTCAAAGATATGGGAGCCGCAGAAGTCGTTGAGGCCGTTCAGTCAAGTAAGAAGGTAGGTGAGGATTTTTTGCCGCTGTTGGTTCCAGGTCAAGAGGAACCATTCGATATGGTGGAGAACCTAGAAGATTGGCAGACTTCATTCCACTCAATGATTTCGCGGGTAAAGGCAAGTCCTAAGTACAGCGAGAAAGAGAAGCTGGACAAGCTAAAGGCATTCAAATTGGCGAACCAATCCATCATTGAGCAATTAAGCAATGAGGCTAGGTTGCGTGTATTAGCAGCAGTTACTAACGTGGAGGAAGTATGAAGAGTCATCAAGGGGAACCAGGCAAGGGCGTTCTATTCCAGAACGATAAGAAAGCACCAGGCAGCGCACAACCTGATTACAAGGGCGTAATCACGCTACTGGAGGATGCTAAAGCCGGAGATGAAATCAAGATTGCTGCGTGGAAGAAAGCCACCAGAGTTGGTGAACTTATCTCTCTAGCACAGGATACTTGGAAGCCTGATCCGAACTACCGTCCTGCTCCTCGACCAGCACCTGAACCGGCATTAAAGAAGCCGAAAGAGTACGACCCGTTCAAGGATGATAGCGTTCCTTTTTAGAACGGAAGATAACTTAGATACCTTTTTAATATGGCTGCTAGTCGCTCACCTACTCAGCGATCACTGGAGTATCTCCGCGATCTTGGCTATCACTGCGAGATCGTGGAGAAGTGGAACAGCTTCACCAAGCAGAGGAAAGACTTGTGGGGCTGGTGCGACATTCTAGCGATCAGGGAGAACGAAGTCCTGGCAGTACAGGTGACGGCTTCTGCTGTCGCTAATCGTATTCAGAAGATTCAAGAATCAACCACGGTTGCGTTAGTCCGTAAGGCCGGTATACGAATAGAAGTACACGGCTGGCGCAAGAATGTTAAAGGCAGATACGTTTTAAGAGTGGAGGATATTTCATGAACGCAGCCAATCTAACTAAGTCTGATCGCCTACAGCGCGTGTTTAATCTGCTGTCAGGCGGTGGCGAGTTTACTACCCTGGAGATCATCCAGAAAGCAGGTGTTTGTGCAGTCAATAGCATTATTTCCGAGTTGCGGCAGAACGGGTATCAGATCGACTGTCAGCGGCGTAATGACAAGTGGTTCTACAGGATGAATAAGTGAAAGACCCATTTCTAATTGACGAACCAACTTGCATCAGCTTTAGCGGTGGGCGCACTAGCGCATATCTATTGTGGCGTGTTTTGCAATCAAATAATGGTTTACCTGAACAGGCTATTGTTTGTTTTGCAAACACAGGGAAAGAGGAGGAAGCAACGCTTGAGTTTGTGCGGGATTGCTCCGTCAATTGGAATGTGCCTATTCATTGGATTGAATACAGATCGTCAGACCCTGGCTGGATAGAAGCTC